CTCCAAGAGAGTGCTCGACGCTACCGGCGTGCTTCGCAGGTAGTCCCATCATCTTCGCCTTACGAGCCATGGTTAGCCCATCCCGATATCGACGTTAGCCTTGCCGTTCTTACCGCCCTTGTCCATACTGTAGGAGCCTTTGCCCTTACCCTCGACCGAGAGGGCCTTCGCGAGGGAGGTCACTTCATGGGGAGCTACACCGTAGTTCGCGCCATGGTTCATAGCGTTGTTGAGAGAGGTCACGATGGGCCTCGGAGCGTAGTCGCGGTTCTTCTTCGTAGGCATGAGGACCCCTTTGTCAAGATTTGGTATGGCTGCAACCATCATAGCACCAAGCTGCTAGACTTTCCACTTCATCCCAAATGAGCCTGCTGAGACCTTCTTACGCTGTTGTTTGTCCTCACCGGCCTGCTCCCGCACATACTGCATGTAGTCCTCGTCTATCTCGAAAATGTCTTGAGGTTCGGGTATTCTCTGACCCGCAGGGCGTGTTCTGCCCTCATGTTTGGCCAGGGAGTCGAGGATATCTTCATGTACCAGCTCGTTCGCAGAAGAGAAGTTTGTCATCTGCTCAATGAGGGCCTTTTGATGGGGGAGGAGATACATGCGACCAGAGGAGCAGCGTGGCTCCAACATCTGTATGCGCGTCGATTTGTTCTGTCCTCCGGTATTATCCTCATCTATAGCTACAGAGAGACCAAGTTCTCGAAGGTGTCTCTGAAGAAGCGGTATCCATAGCACGTAGCCTCCGACACTCTCAATGATGATCTTATCAGGGGCGTAATAAGCGATCTGAGAACAGATACGGTCGAGAATCTCTGTCGGTTTCCCTTTCCACTGAGATGCTACGAGAACCCACCAGCGGTCTGCGAAGTCGGTACCAACAACAGTAATACCATGATAGTCACTCTTACGATGGGGGTTGATGCCCGCAGGGTCCCATGCCATCGTTACGGAGATAGGATACTGTTCTTGGGAAGAGATACGTATAATGTTTGAGTTATTAACCTTGTACAGTTCAAAGTCCATGATGTTCACACGAGACATATCAAAGACTCTATCTTCATCCGCTACCGGCTTGTTCTCATAGTTCGCCGCGAAGTAGCGTGCCTTACCAGGGCGGTTGCGTATGCTCTCTAGGAACTCAAACGACTGCCATGCAGGAAAGAAGAGTCCTTGCGGTCCATCCCAACAGGAGCGTATGTACTTCTTATAACGCTCTGGTTTACCTTCTGCTATCCTCTGATCGTCGTCTTTGATGATACGCCCGAAGGCATCGTCAACGTGCCAGCGGGTACCCGTAACAATGATCGTTCCCCTCGGATCTAACATAGACTGGAGCGTGTCGAGGTAGTCCGCCACCTGGTCACGCAACTCTACCGTAACAACATTCTTCTCATTTACAAGATCATCTGCGATGATCAGATCATAGTGAGTTGAGGTCAAGTCTGCACCAAGAGAACCTGTATCGACGGTAGGCTCAATCAAAGTAGCAGTACGCTTGGCGACGGTTATCTGCCCATCGGACCAAGGGAGGCCACTGTGGAAGTCAGGTCTCCATCCATCTCCATACCTCTCCAAGAACTCTGGGTTGTTCGTGAGATGAAACTTAATAACCCGTAGTCTTCCTTGAGACACTTTTTGCTTGTGTGTAACCCAGAGTATGCGAATGTTTGGATTTTCTTTTATGATGCCTATACAAGATCCAACAAGTATAGATGATTTGAACGTACCACGAGGCATAAGCATCATGTAGAGCTTCTGTATCTCACTATGAAACTTAAAGTCTCCAACAGCTTCTTCAATAAAGGCACAACATTCAGTGTGTGTTTCTGGTTGAAGACCTATCCCAGAAGGAGAAGTCTCGTCACTCATGTTCAAGTAGTCAGTACAAAGGGAAAAGAGCCACCTTGATTCAGGAGGCTCTTGATGCTCGTACCCTTCGTTCTCTATGTCCCAGTCTTGCGCTACTTCAGAGAGTGCATTGATATCCATGCCATTATTCTACACCGTTCTCGTCCAGTCGTGCAGCCCAAGATGTAGCTATCGCTGCTACTTGGATAAGCTCTTCTTTCAAGTTCTTCCAGTCTGCGTGTTGAAGCCCTCGTGCTACTTCACCTACCTCTTCCATAAGCATAGATACCCTGGCTTCGTTTGTGCATCCTCTATCGTAGGCGACATACCTGAACTTACCTGCTTGTTGGAGGTCAAGTTGACGAAGGATCTCCCGTCTAATGAGGGCTTCCATCTTCGTTACTCGAAGGATGTATTCAGTGAATAGTTCATAGTCCTGCATGTAAGTTCACCGTTACGTATCGCTTGACGGAGGGGATTTGGATTGAGAGCCGATCTCCCGGACAGGCCGTTGAGTATGGGTCAGGGTCACTCGGATAGAAAAGAGATGCAATGTCTCCATGTCCATATGTTCTTTCGATAGAGGTAAGATGTATATGCACGCTAAGGGCAAGGTGACAGAGGCTTTGGACTTGTTCTGTAGTTGGATCACCAGTGAATCCAGAGTCGCTTGAGTCGAAGTTTCCTGTAAGGCAGACTGCAACGCCTTGTTGATTTCGTCCGTAGTTGGCAGCAGAGACCCATCCGATCGGACGACCTTGGTATATGGTGCCATCCTTTGTGATGATCCAGTTATACGCAATGAAGGCCATACCGCGAGCACGATGCTCAGCATCAATCTCCAAAGGGGTTTGATCAGGAGAGCCAGCAGAATGATGGATAATGAAGTCAGTAATAGTGGAGATAGGTCGTTGTGCATAATTAGGCCCCGGAGGAGGATATAAAGGGACTGGTTGTACAGCCCCAAAAATATCAGCAGCAGACATTAGAGTGCAGGAGGTTCTGGTGCAGGAGGAACTGGAACAAGTGCTATCGTTACTTCAACAGTGCCGATAACAACCGTGTAAGGCAGAGACTGAACTGCGAAGAGCTTGAGGAAAAGTAGGAACTTCTGAAGTATGCTCATGGTATGCTCCTAATCTATGTGTGCAGGGGGGAGAGGAACGGGGTCAGGCGGGTCCGGGGGTTGATCATCTAACCAGTGGAGGACTTTTGCTGAGATCACGCCGAGTATGGCTATACACCCCATGATCTTCGGTCCATCCTGTCCAAAGACTGAAGTTATGGCCTGCTGAAACATCGTGTCTGAGACGAGTGCAGACAAACTAGCGAGTTCTGTTAGAACTGCGGCTATCTTCATCTTGCACATGCCTTCAGTACACATCTTGATACCTACATCGGGACCGGGAGGATGTTGTTATGTATTCTCGCTATGACTGCTTTCTCGTGGAGGATACAGATGGGCTGTTTCTCTCCTTTGAACTTGGGGTTGACGGGTTCGTCGTAGTCGAGAAGCAGTTCAGACCACCTCTCGAAGACGATCAAGTCGCCGGGTCCGAACCTCGGAGCTGCCGAGTGAGCAGAAGCTAACACGAAGGCCCAGACCCGAGCCCACTTATCATTCAGTGTAACCCATAACCCATTCTCTGTGAAGCCTGCGGGGCTATAGGGGCGAACGAGGAGGGTGTTCGGGCGGATGTGCATCCACCAGACCTTTGACTCTGGTGGCAGATCCCAGTAAGGATGAGGCGATTCGAATTTCGGGTACTTTTCTCTAAAAGAAGTCGGTTTCGGGGCGAGGTTTCTCAACTTTAGGCTCCTTTTTTTGAGGTGGAGTAGGTTCAGAGAGCTTCTTACCAGGGTTCTTTGGCACTTCCGGGAAGGAGGGATACTGTCGTAGCTCTTGTGCGAGATGTTCTAAGCCGTACGCGATCAGAGCCACGGCGATATCCTTCGGAGCTACCCCTGAAATCTCCCACATCTGATAAATCGGCAGAATATACTGTCCAGGGACCTTCATTTGCAGCAAAAACGGCTCTTTTTGATCTTCTTTTAGTGCTCTTAACGTCGCTGCATGAAGCGAGTGCTTGATTCTTCTCCCTCTCGTGTCACGGGAAAGGTTGAGTTGGTCTTGTAAGTACGTTGTAAATCTCGAAAGCTCCTGTGTATTGATTTTTAGTTTTGAGTCTGAGACGAATATCCTTGTTAAGTACCCCAAACCATCCGGTAGAATCTCCCTCTGCGCTACTCTCGACCGTATGGCCGCTCGTGCAGGAGAGGGGCGTCCATTGTGATACTGTGTTCTGTGTCGTGTGAGTCCATACGCATGCCGAAACTCATACTTACAGACGAGACAACAGACTGGAGTGAGGAAACACTGATTACACATGCAATGGAGATCATGTTTTGGGTGACGATGAGAGGCCAGCTCCTCGTAATAGGAGTCAGGTCTATCTATGGAAGAGAGTTGATATCGGGGCATTTAACATTAACCACCATAACCAGGCCATAGGAACACCAATAAATAAAATAGCCAGTGTTTGACCTCCATAATTATTGACAAGCCATATTACGCGCTCCCTTGCACTCACTGTCTCTCCTTTATGCGTTTATCTATCTCGTCAGTTAGCCACTTCCAAGTCCTCTTCTTCTTTATGGCATAGATGGTTGAGTGCGATACCGAGAACAGCCGTGCTAGCTTGCGGGTAGACCATGGAGAGATGTAGATGGTATCTACTTCAGACTCATCAAGCTGTGCTAGTCCATGGTCTATCCCGCGTGCAGGCATTAGTCTTCTTCTTCCTCGTCGGGTTCTGTTGGTACCGTTCTTATGTTTGTTAACCACTCGCCAAGGTCTGTGTCCCACCCTTCGTCAGGGTCCGGTATGAAAGTATTCATAAAGATACGCATAGCGTTGAGTTACTCCTTTACCATCTTCGCAAGTACTGAGGCTTCTTTAATCACAAGGTACTCCTTACCGTCGAGCTTTAAGAGGGAGCCTGAGTTGTTGTTGTAGTAGATCTCATCTCCCTTAGAAAACTCTGAGGGTTCACCTTTCACGGGGTAGTCAATAGAACGCCCAACTTCTTTCACTATGCCATGACCTTGATAGATTGACGCGTCAGGATCTGAAGTGAGAAAGATACCCGTATCGGTTATGGTCTTCTCTGCGAACTCTTCTATGAGCAGGTAACCAGGCATGGGAACGGGGTGCATCATATTCCATCTCCATAAAATACTTGAGGAATTGTATCTGAGATGCTCTGTGAAGGAGGCAGGAGCCACTGCCAAGATGAGACAGGGACATCGCCGGATATGTCGATCTGGTAGGATGTGCCGTTGAACGGTACTCCGTTCGCCTTGGCCCAGGCTACGAGCGGGTTCGGTGTGCCTGCTGCCGTGTACATCTCATCCGCTTCAGTCTGGAAGTTC